CAGCAACGGTTCCTGTCCGAACATGCCAAAACAGGCGTATCACCGAAGGAATGGTGTGAAGCGCAGGGACTTAATTACGCTACCGCCCGCCGATACATCAAAAAGCCTACTGCGCAAACTGCGCAAACTGCGCAAACTGCGCAAAAACCTGCGCTAAAAAAAGTGCGCACTGCGCAGAAAGATAAAAGCGCAGATGCGCTGGTGGATGATGATGGACTTACAGCTCAGCAGCGCTTATTTGTCGCAGAGTACCTGAAGGACAACAACGCCACAGCTGCCGCTGCGCGTGCTGGTTATAGTGACCCAAACTACGGTCGTCAGCTCATAGCGAATCCTAACGTTGCTCAGGCCATTGCGCAGCAGCAAAAGGCCTCCATTGCGCGCACGCTTGGCAGTGCCGATGAAGTCCTCGCGCTGATATGGCAACTCGCCACCTTCGATGCAAACCAGCTTTCACAGTATCGCCGCGGCGCTTGTCGTTATTGCTGGGGCTTTGGCCATCACTACCAGTGGCGCGATGCAGTTGAGTTCGACGAAGCACTCGCAAAAACTGAAGGTAAAGAGGGTGTAAGACCACCCGAGGACACTGGCGGCTACGGTTACGATCACAACCGAGAACCTAACCCTGAATGCCCACGCTGCAACGGCGATGGCATTGGCCAGCCTTATTTCCCTGATACACGCAAACTCCCGGCCGCTTCCAGGCTTGCCTATTCAGGCGTGAAGGTCGGCAAAAATGGCGTCGAAATCACAGCAATCAGCCGCGAGCGGATGTTCGAAGCGGTAATGAAGCGCCTGGGCCTGGCCGATAGCGAATTTGCGCAGCGCCTGCAGCAGATTGAAATCGAGCGCCGGCAGCTGGAGGTTGAGAAACTCCGTAAAGAGCTGGCCAGTGATGGTGAGGACGATGAACCAACGCCAGTTGCAATCAATATCAACGTAGTGGATGCGAGGGCAGACGATGGGGATCAGCCCGACACTTAACATTCCTCAGGCGCGCTTCCTCGCGATGCAGCACAAATTCAAAGCCTATGTTGCCGGGTTCGGTTCCGGTAAGACGTGGGTGGGTTGTGGCGGCATCTGTAAAGGGATGTGGGAACACCCTAAAATCAACCAAGGTTATTTCGCGCCGACGTACCCGCAGATACGTGACATCTTCTACCCGACGATTGAAGAGGTGGCCTTCGACTGGGGGCTGAGCGTCAAAATCAACGAGGGGAACAAAGAGGTTCACTTCTACGAGGGGCGGCGCTACCGTGGGACAACCATCTGCCGTTCGATGGAGAAACCCGGATCGATAGTCGGCTTTAAAATCGGTAACGCGATGGTGGATGAGCTGGACGTCATGGCGGCTGCTAAAGCACAGCAGGCCTGGCGAAAAATCATCGCTCGTATGCGTTACAAGGTTGATGGGCTACGTAATGGCATCGATGTAACGACCACACCGGAAGGTTTCAAGTTCGTCTACCAGCAATTCGTGAAGGCGGTGCGTGAAAAGCCCCAACTGGCGGCTCTGTACGGACTGATTCAGGCCAGTACGTTCGACAATGCGAAGAATCTGCCGCCTGATTACATTCCATCGCTGCTGAGTTCTTACCCTGACGAACTGATTCAGGCCTATCTGCGTGGGAAGTTCACCAACCTTAACAGCGGGACCATTTACCACACCTTTAACCGCAAGCTGAATAACTGTTCTGACGAGATTCAGGACGGGGATCCGCTGTTTATCGGTATGGACTTCAACGTAGGGAAAATGGCCGCGATTGTTCACGTAAAGCGTAATGGCCTGCCGCGTGCGGTTCGTGAACTCGTGAAGGTCTACGATACTCCGGCGATGATTAAGCGCATCCAGGAAGAGTTCTGGCGCTACGAGGATGGTCGCTACGTTAAAAGCCGGGAGATTTACATCTATCCGGATGCCTCTGGCGACTCACGCAAATCGCAGAACGCCAGCAAGACCGATATTGCTCAACTCAACGATGCCGGATTCAGCGTCATTGTGGATGATGCTAACCCGCCGGTTAAAGACCGCATCAACTCGATGAATGCCATGTTCTGTAACGCCAACGGCGAGCGCCGCTATCTGGTGAACGTCCAGAACTGCCCGGTTTATACCGAAAGCCTCGAGCAGCAAATCTGGGCGGCAAATGGCGAACCGGACAAATCAGCAGATAACGATCACCCCAATGATGCTGGTGGGTACTTCATCGTGAAGGATTACCCGATCGTGAAACCGGCATATTCAATCACCATGGACACCACTTTCTGATATGGCAAACGACGACATCACCTGGGTTCGACCAGAACACCGGGCGGCTTCTGCTGCCTGGAGGAAATACAGGGACTTCTGCAAAGGAGCTGAGGCCGTAAAGGCGGCGGGTAATAAGTATCTGCCTTATCTCGACCCAACCGATAAATCCACACGCAATCGCAAGCGCAATGAGGACTATCTGAGCCGCGCGGTGTTCTATGCGATTGCCGGCAATACGAAGATCGGCATGCTTGGGATGGCTTATCGCAAGGACCCCACGTTTAACGGTCCTGAAAAGCTGAAATACCTGCTGGACAATGCTGACGGGGCCGGTACCAGCATCTATCAGCAGTCACAGCTGGTGGCTGAGAACGTGCTCGAGGTTGCGCGAGAGGGCATTTACGTCGATTACGCTGAAGAGTCCGACGAAGCAATCATCCTCCGCTATCCGGCAGAGAACATTATCAACTGGCGAACAAAGCGAATTAACGGACGTGATCAACTGGTGCTTGTGGTTCTGCGCGAATGCGTAGAAGAGCCGGATGGTTACGCTTACAAGGATGAAATCCAGTACCGCGAACTGGCGCTGGAAGAAGGGCAGTTCATATGCCGCGTATGGCGCCGGGCTGGTGGCACTGCAAGCGGAACCTACACCGTTGACAGCGAATATCATCCGAAGCCTAAAGGAAAGGACTACTGGGATGAAATTCCGTTCACCTTTGTCGGTGCTCAGAATAACGATCCCACTATCGACGATTCACCGCTGGCTGCGCTGGTGGAGATAAACCACGGTCATTATCGTAACAGTGCTGACTATGAGGACAGCGTGTGGTTCTGTGGCCAGGTGCAGCCGTACATGACTGGGCTCGATACCAACTGGCGCGATCACCTCGAGAAGAAGGGCGTGAAAATTGGTTCCCGATCACCGCTTTTGCTTCCCAAAGAAGGCTCTTTTGGCTATGCCCAGGCGCAACCGAACATGCTGGCTAAAGAGGCCATGGACAGTAAACGCGATTACATGGTGCAGCTGGGTGCCCGACTGATTGAGCAGAACGCCACGGCGAAGACGGCGACGCAGGCTAGCGGTGAGCAAACATCATCAACATCGGTGCTCGGTATCTGCGTTTCAAACGTTTCTGAGGCCTATACGCTGGCGCTTGGCTGGTGTGCGAAATACCTCGGCATCAAGGGCGAAACGACGAGTTACACCATCAATCAGGAATTCATCGCGAAGGTTGCTGAGTCGGGCATGGTGACGGCAATCGTCAATGCCTGGCAATCCGGTGCGCTGCGCGATAGCGATATGATTCGCGCACTGCAGAAGCTTGATCTCATTGACCCGGCCGACAGTCCGGACGAGGTTATTGATGCGCTTCGCAATCAGACACCAACGTTGACGGGAGGCTGATATGCCCACCATTAACGAAAGCCTACGAGATGAATCAATCGCACATTCAGTCTGGTTAAGCCGCTACGCCACTGGAGTGGCAAACCGGATGGTGAAGTTGCTTAACGAGATGGACGCAGACCTTTCAGCGCGGCTACTGGATACGCTGGATAGATTGCCGCCAGAGAGCTTCACCGTTAGCCGTCTGGAGAGTTTACTGGGCAGCGTGCGCGATCTTAACCATCAGGCCGTAGCCACCATGCAGGCAGGGCTTGAGAGTGAGCTGGTGGCGCTGGCAAAGAACGAAGCCAGTTATCAGCTGAGCCTGTTCGATTCCCTTCTGCCACCACAGGTCCTGTCTCACTATCCGCTGCAGGGCATCACCGCCGATATGGTTTATGCCGCGGCGATGGCGCAGCCCTTTCAGGGGCGGCTGCTGAGTGAGTGGGCGGATAATCTGGAATCGGACAGGCTGGCGCGGATCGTTAACGCCGTACGTCGGGGGTATCTTGCCGGCGACACGGTAGAAACAATCGCGCGCAGTGTTCGCGGCCACGCCAATAAAGATTATCGCGACGGCGCGCTGCAGATGAGCAGGGCAAACGCCGCCAGCATCGCTAAAACAGCCGTAAATCATCTGGCTGCCACAGCACGCAACAGCTTCACCAGCGCTAACAGCGATATCGTTAAAGGCAAACAGTGGCTGTCTACACTGGACAATAAAACCAGCCACGACTGCATTATTCGTGACCTGCTGCGCTATACCCTGGATAACAAACCGGTCGGGCATAAGGTGCCTTACCTGCAGGGACCCGGGAAGATTCATTTCTGCTGCCGTTCTACTGAAACACTGATCCTCAAGTCATGGCGAGAACTCGGCATCGATATCGACGAAATGGACGAAGGTACTCGTGCCAGCATGGATGGTCAGGTACCGGCGAAAACCTCGTATCTGGAATGGCTCGCGCGCCAGCCAGCACAACGCCAGGATCAGGTTCTGGGTGCCGAGCGTGGCCGTTTGTTCCGCGCGGGTGAAATCAACCTGGCTGATATGTTTACTGACAAAGGCGAATGGATATCACTGGAACGTCTTAAGCAGTTATCAGGTACTGACTACTAACAACCATTAATTTCTTCACGCCCTGGCACCCGCCGGGGCTTTTTTATGGGCGAGGCCCGGCAAAATCCCGAGGGGAAAATATGTTAATTCGAAACATGCTTCTGAAATTCTATGCACCAGAAAGCGGCGGCGAGGGCAGCGGTGGCGGTGGTATCGAAATCACTCCAGAAATCCAGAAGCTGATTGATGAGCGCGTGACCAACGAAGTCACTGGCCTGAAATCGAAAAACTCTGAGCTGCTGGGTACCATCAAGCAGCAAAAAGAAAACCTGTCCCGCTTTGAAGGTATCGATCCAGACGCTGTACGCGGCATTCTCCAGCGTTTTTCTGACGATGAAGAGGCAAAGCTGATTGCCGCCGGGAAAATCGATGAGGTGCTCGATAAGCGCACCGAGCGTCTGCGTGCTGACGTCGATAAGCAAATCAAAGCAGCAAATGAACGCGCCGACAAAGCCGAAGCGTTCTCCAACAAATTCCGGGATCGAGTTCTGGGCGATGCAATCCGTGCAGCAGCCTCAAAAGCTGGCGCGCTGCCGGAAGCATCTGACGATCTGATTCTGCGTGCCAAAGGCACATTCCAGCTCAACGACGAAGGCGAGGCCGTAGCAGTTGATGCAAATGGCGACGTTCTGTTCGGTAAAGACGGCAAAACTCCATTAAGCCCGCTTGAGTGGGCGGAGTCTCTTAAGGAGACGGCTCCGCATTTGTTCCCACGCGCGGAAGGCACCGGCGCGGGTGGGCACAAGCCAAACGGTGGTGGCAGCCTGAAACGTTCCGAAATGAGCGCCAGCGACAAAGCGGATTACATCCGCAAGCATGGCCAGCAGGCCTTCCTCAAACTTCCGAAATAAGGGATTAACCCATGTCTACCACTGTTAATAATGACCTGATCATTTATGACGACCTGGCGCAGACCGCTTTCCTCGAGCGTCGCCAGGACAACCTGGCAATTTTCAACGCGTCCTCCAACGGCGCGATCCTGCTGGATAACGAACTGATTGAAGGCGACTTCCGCAAGCGTGCCTTCTACAAGGTGGGCGGCTCAATCGAATCGCGTGACGTTAACTCCACCGAAAAGGTGACGGGTAAGAAGATTGGCGCCGGTGAAGCCGTATCCGTCAAAGCGCCGTGGAAATACGGTCCATACGAAACCACTGAAGAAGCGTTCAAACGCCGCGGCCGCTCGGTTGATGAGTTCTCCGAAGTAATCGGCACTGATGTGGCTGACGCGACCCTGGAAGGCTACGTGAAATACGGCCTGAAGGCGCTGACGGCTGCTATTGGCGCCAACGCGGACATGGTGGTCACCGCCGATATCGAAACAGACGGCAAGAAGACCCTGACGCGCGGCCTGCGCAAATACGGCGATAAGTTCAACCGTGTTGTTCTCTTCGTTATGCACTCCGCCACTTACTTCGACATCGTGGATGAGGCGATCGCCAACAAAATCTACGAAGAAGCTGGCGTGGTGGTTTACGGCGGGCAGCCGGGCACGTTGGGTAAACCTGTGCTGGTGACCGACACCATGGACGCTGATGCGATCCTTGGGCTGGTAGCCGGAGCGGTTACCGTCACCGAGTCTCAGGCGCCGGGGTTCCGTTCCTACGACATCAACGATCAGGAAAACCTGGCGATCGGCTACCGTGCTGAAGGCGTGGTGAATGTGGACTTGCTGGGTTACAGCTGGGATACCTCCAAAGGCGACAACCCGGACCTGACCAAAATCGGCACCGCAGGTAACTGGAAGAAGCACTTCACCAGTAACAAATCTACGGCTGGCGTGCTGATTAAGCTGGGATCCGCAGCGGGGGAGTAACGCTGTCAGCGGATAAAACCTCCGCAACCGCTGACAGCACCGATGCGGTCACCATTTCCCTGAAGTACACGCTAAACGGCGCAGGTGTTTCCGGCAAAAACGTTGCCTGGAATTCAACCGGCGGCACGCTCAGCACTGCCAGTTCTCAGACCGGCTCTGCTGGTGGGGCGACGGTCAAACTCACATCAGACGTTGCTGGCACCTTCACGGTAACCGGCACGGTTGAAGGAGTGGCGAAAACCACGGATGAGATCACCTTCACCGCACCTGCAGCTGGCTAATCGATGGGGCGTAAGCCCCATTCAACGGATGCTCAGATGATTATTACTGATATCACCGCCGCTGACGTAAACAGTTACGCCAGCGAAGATGAACTGGCGTCATTTGCCACGCTGAGAGGAGTTGAGCTGCCTGAAAAGCTCGCACCGTTACTGATTAAGGCGATGGACTACCTGGAAGGGCTTGAATGGGTAGGTTCCAAAGCAGACCCTCGACAGCCGCTGGCCTGGCCACGCGCAAATGTCATTCTGGATGGACACGACTTCCCACCCGACCAGGTGCCGCGGCAGGTTATCACCGCACAATGCATGCTGGCTATCGAGGCAATTGCTGGCGATTTGCTTTCAAGCGTTCGTGAGGCCGCGGTTAAAACCGAACGTGTCGAAGGCGCCGTTACCATGACCTATGCGGTTGCCGATGGTGAGGCGTTTACACCTTCTTACCCGGCGGTAATGGCTATTCTCGGCGACCTGGCTGGTGGGCGTGGATATGCAATCAATACTTTCGCGGAGCGCGCGTAATGGCCATCAACTATCAGCGAATGCAGGCGACAACGACTCGTATGCTCAAGCAGAACGGCATTGCATACAACGTCACGCGTAAGGGCACGTTAATCGTCATCGGTGGTGTGGAGCATCGTTCCGAAGATATCCAGTTCACCGCCACAGGAGTGAAGACGGATTACGTACCAGGAGAAATTGACGGAACGGTCATAGAAAACGGCGATGTTCGGATTGTCTTCACCGCTGAGAAGGAAATTAAAACCGGCGATCTTATCGACATGGACGGCGTAATGCATCGCGTGGTTAAGCCTAATCCGGTGAAACCGGGCGGTGTGGTGCTCTGCTACAAATCTCAGTTGAGGGCATAGCATGAGCGATAACAAGGCGTTCACGGCTGCCATCACCGCGTTCGTTGACAAAGCCAAAGCGAATCAGGAAGCGGTCGTACGTGCTGTCGGCATTCGGATCCTTAATCAACTGGTGATGATGTCACCTGTCGGCAACCCCGAACTCTGGGGCATCAACCAGACGGCAGCCTCTTACAATCAGGCGGTATACGACCATAACGAAGCGCAAAAATCGGACCCTAATAATCTGACTAAAACCGGGCGACTCAAGAAGAAGGCTCGACTGGTGGATGGGATGGATATCAAAGCGCCGCCCGGATATACCGGTGGACGGTTTCGGGGCAACTGGCAGGTGTCTTTTGATGCACCGACCACAGATGAAACGGGACGTGTCGATAAAACCGGAAATCTGACAAAAGCCGCAGGAAATTACACGCTGTCGCTGTTCAAAGTCGGGATGAAGGCTATTTATTTCTGCAACAACGTCCCTTACGCGTATCGACTGGAGATGGGGCACTCTTCCCAGGCTCCGGGAGGCATGGTACGCATTACTGCTGCTGAGCTTCAGCGATTTTTTGAGGATGCAGTAAGGGAGGTGACTAAATGATCCCCGATATCGCGGCGGCGCTGGCCGCCAGGCTCGGCGAGTGGGCTGATGCTGAAGGGATCCCAGTTGCCTGGGAAAACGTGCCTTTCACACCACCATCTGATGGGCTCTATCTTGCTGTCCATGACATGCCCGCCACGCCGCGTACGGTAGACCTTGGATTGCGCTGCCGCATTTATTCAGGTGTATACCAGATTAACGTTGTGGCCCCAGCCGGCACAGGCCGTAGCGATGTTGTGGCCCTGGCTGATCGCGTGGCTGAATTGTTCCCCGAGGGGCAGGAGATTGAAGGCAGGGGTTTTACATGCTGGATAGATCAAACGCCTGGTGTTTTCCGCGGTATCACTACATCTGTCTCTTATACCGTTCCCGTTAGTCTCAATTATCGAGCTGATATCTCCAGCTAATCCTCACAACCTTCTAAACCTGACCGGCTCTTTGCCGGTTTTCCCGTTTCTAAAGGAGTAACCAATATGGGCTTTGCATTGCCTAACGGCGCTCACGTCTATCTGGCATCGGGTTATGGCCCAGCCATTACTTTCACCGGGGCGACGAACGCCGAAAATATGGTGATCACCGTGAGTGAAGCGGACGCTCTCAAGGTGGGTGATATTGTTCATGTGAACTGCAACTGGTCCGGTGTTGATAACGTCATTGCAAAAATTGATGCGATTGCCGAAAGCGCCGTAACTCTTCGCAATATCAATACCACCAACAAAAACAAATATGCCGCTGGTGGCGGTACCGGTTCGATCCGCAAGGTGCTTGAATGGACCGAGCTGCCGCAAATTACTGAGGTGTCGAAATCTGGTGGCGATCAGAACACCACACAGATTCAGTTCCTGAGCGACGACCGCCAGCGAAACCTGAATACCTATAAATCCGCAGTCTCTCAGACCTACTCGATCGCTCACGACTCAACTCTCCCGGTATATCCGTTGCTGCGCCAACTGGACGAAGATGAAGAGACCGTTGCGGCTTACATGTACGTGCCGAAGGCGAAGGAAAACCGTTACTGGGCGGCCACGGCGTCCTTTGACGATACGCCAACTACTGCGGTTAACGAGGTAGAGACAGTAAGTGTGGTGCTGAACCTACAGTCACCGGCGATGACGTTCTACAAGGTGACTGACGCTGCTGCCTGACCCGTCAGAGCTTTCACTATTCCATGCCTCCCGTAACGGAGGCTTTTTTTCGTTAAGAGGTATCGATGGCGACCAAATTCACCCTTCAGCCCAAACCTACATTCAAGGCCAATGTCTCGATACCCCGCGCTGGCGATGAGGATGGCGTGCTGACGTTCACGTTCAACCACAAGCCACTTAAAGAACTGGCTGACCTCGAAAAACTCGAAGGTAAAACCGCCACTGATTTTCTGATGGAAATCATTGCTGGCTGGGCACTTCCCGATGAATTCAACGCGGAAAACCTGTCGGTGTTGCTGGAAAACTATCCGGCGGCGATGAAGGCCATCCCGGAAACCTACTACCGCGAGCTGATGGGGCAGCGCGAAAAAAACTGATAGCGGTTGCCTCTGCGTTCTATACGCCTGAACCCACCGCGGCAGACCTGGCGCCATATGGTCTTTCGCCGGATGACTACGACGATCAATACATCGACGTCTGGCCAGATGTATGGCCTTCATTCCTGGTGTTTCAGGCTGTCAGCACGCAGTGGCGCACGGGCATGGGAGGCGCATCAGGGCTTGATTATAACGTGCTGCCCTGGGTGATGAGCCTGCACCACGTCGACGACGAGGCAACCGCGCTTTCTGATATCCGGGTGATGGAAAGTGCTGCGCTAAAAATTATGCATAAAGAGAGGGCGTAATGAGTAACGATATCGCCACGATTTCCCTGCGTGTAAATACCAGTGAGCTGGAGCGCGGTAATCAGGCACTGGATCGCTTTCAGGAGACCGCGTCCGCCGCGGCAGGTAAAGCGGATGACCTGAACAGTACGTTCCGCACCGGTATCGATAACCAGAAGAAAAACAGCGAAAGACTTAAGCAACAACGGCAGGAACTGCAGAACCTACTGAATAAAATCAGCCCCGTAAACAAGGCGCTGGATGAACTGGACACGATCCAGGAGAGCCTGGCGAAATTTCGCGGTAAAGGGCTGGTGGGAGACGAGGACTTTACTCGTTACAACAGCGTGCTTGAGACAACGCGGGCTAAACTGGCACAGGTAATGGAGTCTGAGACCGCAGAGGGGCGGGCTCGCATTGAACAGGCTCAGGCAGCGCAGCGGGCAGCTGCAGCGGGCAAAACCTTTATCGATTCGCTGGAGGAGCAGGTCACAGCAATCGGAAAAACGCGCGCAGAACTGTTAGAGCTAAAAGCAGCCCAACTTGGCGTTTCCGATCGTGCTGCACCGATGATCGCCCGACTGAAAGAGCAGGAGGAAGCGTGGAAGTCAGGAGCGATCAGCGCGGGGCAATACCGCAACGCGATGCGTTATCTACCAATGCAAATGACCGACATCG